CAATGCGATGCAATCCCAAATGAAGCTGAGTTTATAGCATACGGCATGGACTTTGGTTTTACGAATGACCCTAGTACATTAATAGCAGTTTACCGATTTAATGGCGAACTTTATTTGAATGAATTGATATATCAAACTAAATTAACCAATAGTGATTTAATAGCTAAGTTAAAAGAATTGAATGTAACAAGTCAACAAATGATAGTGGCAGATAGTGCTGAGCCTAAAAGCATCGAGGATTTAAGACGTGCAAGTTTTAGGATTGAGGGTGCAAAGAAAGGACCAGATAGTATAAGAAACTCAATTGATACTTTACAAGCGTTTAAATTGAATGTAACGAAGTCTAGTATTAATTTGGTAAAAGAACTAAGGAACTATAAATGGGTGACTGATAATGACGGCAAACACACTTCACAGCCTATTGATAGTTACAACCATGCTATTGATGCAATTAGATATGTAGCTTTGAACCGACTTAAGAAATCAACTTTCTTTATTCAATAACGTAAAAAACAAATAAATTACTATATTATTATGATGCAAATACCTAAACGATATGAAGATTTAACAGTTGAGCAGTTTCAACAATTGGAACTACTTAAAACCGAAAAGTTAGATAAATTGGATATGGCTTGCAAAAGACTATCTATTTTGACAGGCAAGTCAATTGACTATATTGAAAGTTTATCACCGTCTAAAGTTTATGATATGCTTTTGGGTGCTGCTTTCTTAATCAATCCTATCAATCAATTTCCGATTGCTAAATCAGTACGTTTTGGCTTTCACAAATTTAGATACATCAAAGAAATACACGAATATACAACGGCACAGCAAAAGGACTTTACAACCATTCTTAAAAACAATGGTAACGATTATATTAAATGTTTGCCGGAGTTAATGGCTATTTGTCACCACGAATTAACTTTAAAAGGTTGGGTTTATAATAGTGATAATCATTTTAGGAATGTAGAGTATTTTAAGAAATCAAAGTTAAAAGATACACTTGGGGCTGTTTTTTTTTATTCAAATTGTTTGAAAAGTTACAGCGAGATTATAGAGGATTGTTTGCAGCAAGCGAACAAAGTAATAGAGGAATTGATGACGGAAGTCCAGGCAGATTCAGAATTTCAGACTTTTTTGAACAGTGGGGTTGGGAATACTCAGTCAGCCTCTGCATCGAAGATAGTGGTTTAAATGAGGATAATATTTACGAATGGAATGTATTAAGGTTTTACAATAAATTAGCCTACTTAAAAGATAAAGGCAAATTTGAGATAGCATTGAATGGCAATAGATAATGGCATAAAGGATTTATTAAATGAGTTTGGTGACAAGCTACTTAATGATTTACGAAAGTCATTAAAAAGTAAACAAAGGGATAAAGCATTAATAAGCAATTTAGATAGAAGCATAAACCCATCTACTAAATTTGCAAGTGGCAGTTTATTCTTTACTTTAGAAATGAATGACTATTGGGATGCTGTTAATAGTGGCAGAAGCCCAACAACTAACAGCGGGGATGGTTCATTAAAAAGAAAATTAATAAGGTGGGTAAAAACAAGAAAGTTAAAAGTAGAGATAGCAAAAAGACGGGAAGTTAAAGCAAAGAGTTTAAAAAACAAAAAAATAAAAAAGGCTTATAAACAAGAAACATTTGACCAAGCAGTAGAAAGAGTAGCGTATTTAGTTGCAAGAAAAATACATAAAAAAGGTTACGAGGGTAATCACTTTTATGACGAAGTAATTAAAGACGGACGGATTGACAAACTAAAAGAGGATATTGCAAAGCTAGTAAATACCGAAATAATAATAGACATTCAACAAACGACAAAGAAATAATGGCACTAACAATAACACAGCAGCCTGAAATATTAACACCTGCTTATAATAAGCAATATGTAACTGCAATAAGTAACCAAATAGCTATTGCAGATTTTAAATATGTGGTAACTGTTGAAGTAAACACTAGCGGTCAAATTTATACTGAAAATATATTACAAAGACCTGACGGCTATTTAGTGTTTGACGCTCAGCAATGGGTAAAGAATTATATTCAGCATTTCTTTAACCCTGTTTTAAGTTTAGCCACACCGATACAAGTAGCGACTAATAAATCAGTAGCGGTTAAATTAATCATAACCGAATTTTATAGTGGAGTTTTACAAACAGCAAATAAAGTAACTATTAATTACTATGCTTTTGACGGCTGCTTAAATGACAAATCTTTTGCTAATTATGATTATGCCGATTATTTATTTAACGGAACTTCGGGCAAATACTTCCTATCAAAAGACACCACAACAATAACACCTGATAACCGATTAATGTTAGCACAGGATTTATTTATACATTTCATAAATAATCCAACTACATTAGTGACTAATATAAGCGTAGATTTAAGACGTGGCGCATCAACTATTGACAACGTTAATATTGCATCACTACCAACATCAACTGCTTACAATACCTTTGTAATGCGTTTAAATAGTACAATGTTTACAAGTGCTACTCCGCAAGTTGGGGATGTTATTAGAACTTCGTTTAATAGTGCAGCCGGTAACATAGTGCGTTACTCAATTACGTTAAAGGAATTATGTACAAAATACAAAGATTACGTTTTATACTATTTAGATCGTGACGGCAATATCTTATTCTTTCACTTCGAGAAATTAAGTAGAACGAATTTTAATAAAAAAGTTAATTCGGTTACTTTACAAAAGGATTATTTAAACGCTAGTTTTAATTATACATCTAATAGTTGGGATAGGGAAGTGCATAATATTAGCACTATGGTTGATTCAACAATTAGTTTAAATACTGATTGGATAACTGAAACACAAAGCACTCAATTAAATGATTTATTTAGCAGCCCTATTGTTTATTTGTGGGACGGGACGGAATACAGACCAGTGACAATAACGACAAATAGTTATGAGGAATATAAACTAGACAATGAATCACTATTTAATTACAATGTGACTTGCTCATTCGATACAATGGAAACTAGACAAAGAGGAATATAATTATGGCAGTAGTTACGAGATTAGAATTAAAGGGTAGAAACGGATTAGACAAATACGATAAATATCCTATTGCGGTTAATATTCCTGTTAGCTTAAATTATAATTTAGCGGATGTAAGAAATCCCGATCAACGCAAGGCTTCATTTAGCAAAACCATTAATCTAAATGGCACGAATGAGATTAATAAACTATTTGAGAATATCTTTAGTGTAAATGTAGCAACTCAATACTTCAATAAGAATTTAAAAACGCCAGTTAGGTATATCGTAAATGAGATTGAAAACTTTAGCGGTGACTTACAACTGATTAAAATAAATATTAACCCTGACAATTCAATAGTTTACGAATGCTCAATAGTTGGTGCCGGTGGTAGTTTATTTATTGATATTGGTGAAAAATATATAACAGGCAATGCGAATACTATTGATGACTTAGACTTCAGCGCATACAATCACAATTATACACGTGCTAATCAAATAGCATCACGAACAACTTATTTAGGTACAGGCACAGGATATGTTTATCCGTTAATAGATAGGGGAACGAATGGCGGTAGCGACGTTATTTGGAACGTAAAGGATTTTTTACCTTGCTTTAGTATATATGAATATATTACAAAGATAATAGCCGCAACGGGTAGGACTTTTACATCAACATTCTTAAATACTGCAGAATTTAAAAAGTTGTATTGTTACCCGAATATTGATAAAATTGAACTTACACAAACTCAATTAGATAACAAACAATTTTATATAGGTAAAGGAACGGGAGGCGGTGGCGGTTATCCAACAAGTTTAATGACTTTAAATAGTAAGTTTATTTTTAATTTGGATAATGAAAGTAGCAGTCCATTTTTTGATGGGGGTGGTCAATATTCAAATCCAGTAGCTACTATTGCAACAAATGGAACTTATAATATTACTTCAATACAAGTATTTAATATAGGGTGGTCATCTACTAACCCATTAGCAGTTGAGTCTAGATGGACTAATTTAGCAATAAAATCTTCAATAGAAATTTCAAATGATGGCGGTACTACTTGGACTGAATTAAACTCTATTTCAAGTAAATGGAAAAATCAAACAGTTAATAGATCAACAACTGATTTTCAATGGACACAAAGTTTAAGTACGGGAAGTATTTATATAACAGCAGGTACAATGTTAAGAATGACTGCAACAAGGTATCAAATACCTGGTACTTTATTTAACCCTAATCTTAATGCTTTTAATTATGGTTATTATGATACTTTTGGAAATGTTATTCCGGGTGCTACTGGAACTTTCACAATTTCTTATGAAAGTTTTGACGCTAGTGGAACACCACCTATAATAAATACTGCATTTTATTGTTTATCAACTATTAAAGAAATAAGTGAGGGTGAGCCATTAGCAGCAAATAATTTATTGCCAACTAAAATAAAACAAAAGGATTTTTTTAAATCTGTTGTTCAAGCATTCAACTTGTACGTTGACGTTGATAAAGACAACGAGAATAATTTAATTATTGAAACCTTTGATGAATTTTACAATGCCGATATTGTTGACTATGAAAATAGAACTGATTTAGCAAAAGAGCAAAGCATAAACCCTAATTTATTAGAGGGTAAGCGTTATATTTATGCTTATAAAAATGACGTTGATTATTATAATACATTATACCAAGATAGGTGGAATGAAAGTTATGGAACTCAACAAATTGATGTTGAAAATGATTTTATAAGGTCTGATAAAAAAAGCGAGTTAATATTTTCAGCAACTCCAAATGTAGCAAATTATGGAATGGCAATTGCACATCCTCGTATTTATAAAAAAGATGGAACTACAATTAAATCATTTGCACCAAATATTAGAATGCTTTATTGTGCTGTTAAAACTTCTTTTGACTACACATATAATCAACAAGGGGAACTTCCTTTATTAACGAATGAGTATTTATATGCGGGAATGGAAGATGATCCATTTAACCCGACTTATTCACTTGCATTTGACTTTCCTAAAGAGGTATATTACAATTATGTTCAGGCACAATTCACTAATAATAATTTATATAACCGATACCATAAAAACTATTTAAAAAACTTAATTGACAAAGATGCAAAGTTTGTAACTAAGTATTTATGGCTTAACGAAAAAGATATTTATTTATTTAATTTTAGAAATAGATTATTTATTGACGGTGCTTATTACATAGTTAATAAAATAGAAAATTACAATCCATTAGAATTAACGAGTACGAAAGTTGAGTTAGTAAAGTTATTAGAAACCGATGTATTTACTCCGACAAGCGTATTAATTAGCGAAGATACAGGAATAAACGCTGGTCAAGACATACAAAATTATCGTTTAAATAGTTCACTAAATGTAGGTACTAACATCCAAAATAGAGGGACTAATTGTTTGGCGGTAGGTAATAACATTGTAATTCCGGCATCATGTAGTAATGTAACAGTAATAGGTGATAATATTACTATTGAAGAGGACACTAATAATTTTACACTTAACAATTTTGAAACTACATCAACTGTTTTAAATAGTAAAGCAGCGTGTAAAAGTGTATCTGCTAATTATAACGTATTGGCATTTGATGACTTAATATTGGTTACTACTGCAGCAACTAATAAAACAATTACGCTACAATATTTAAGCACTGATTATTTACAAGATAGTGTTAGTTATGATTATAGCGGCTTTACAGTTTCTTATTTATTAACTAAGGTAATAACTATTAAGAAAGTTGATAGCGGTGCGGGTAACGTAATAATTGACGGATATCGCGCATTAATAGACGGTGCTGCTACTATTACATTAACGGCACAATACCAAAGTGTAAGGTTACAATTTGACGGAACTAATTGGAATAAAATATAATCATGATAGATAAAATAGAATACTTAGAATCACTTATGAATGACAAGCCTAGTCAACTAATTATTGACGGCATAGCGTGTATTCATTTAAGTTTAAATATAGCCGCAAGTGGTAATAACGATTTAATTAAGGCAATAGAAAATGGCAGATAAAGACATAGCGTTTAAATTAGAAATTGACGGGGTTGAACAAAGTATTAAATCGGTAAAGGATTTAAAGGGTGCGATTAAGGCTTTACAAGACGAAGCCGAAAGTGCTGACATTGGTAGCGAAAATTATAAGAATGCCATTGAAAATATTGAGAAACTTAATGATAAATTGCAAGAGGTTACTCGTACTGAAAAACAGGCAGCGCAAGCTATGGAAGACATGGCTAATGCTGAAAAGGAAGCCACTAAAGAAACTCAAGATTTAAGAAAACAATTTGAAGTTTTAGAGGATGAGTTATTTTTATTAGCAGGTCAAGGCAAACAAAATACGGAAGAGTTTAGAAATTTATCTTCTGAAGCCGCTAAATTAAATGCTAAAATTGACGAAGTTAATCAAACACTTGGAACTGGCGCTTCAGGTATAGATAAATTAGGCGGCTCGTTTAGTATGTTATCAGAGGGTTTAACATCATTAAATTTTGATAAAATAAAAACAGGATTTAAAGGTTTAAGTTCAGCAATGTCAGCAATTCCATTAATGTTAATAGTTAGTGGAATAACTATGTTAATGGAAAAGTTTGATGTATTCGGTAAAATAACTGAAGTTATTACGGATATAATATATGCTTTTACTGATGCAATAGGTTTGACAAATAAAGCAGATGAAAAGGCGGCTGCTGCAATAGTTGAGAATGCTCAAAAAGTTCAAACAGCAAAGGAAGCTCAATATGATACTGAAATAAAAAAAGCACAGGCTGCAGGGCAAAGCACTAAACAATTAGAATTAGATAAATTAAAATCAACTGAAGACAGCATTGCTAAGCAAGTTAAAGCAATGGAAGATTTACAAATTAAAAAAGGTACTTTAAATGATGAAGAGCAAAAGAATTATGATGAATTACAAATAAATTTATTAAAAGCAAGTAGTGATAGAGAAGCAAAAGAGATAGCAAACAATAAAGCTAAAGTTGATGAAATAAATGCTTACAATACACTTCAATCAAACATAGCAGAAGATTTAAGGGTTGCTAAATTATCTGAAAGGGAAAAAGAAATTGATGCAATAAGAAAGGCATCCGCTGCTAAATTAAAAGAGTTACAAGATAAAGAAGTTTTTAATTTTAATCAAAGTGGTAAAGCAATAGAAGAGCAATTAAGAAAAAATAAAGAAACTGAAAAGCAAATTAATGAACTTGCTCAAATTGAAATAAATAAAATAAATGCTAAATATAATAAAGAAGCAGCGGATAAAAAGAAAGAACAAGATGCTATATTATTAGCTGAAAGTGATGCGTTTTGGAATGCCGAAGTAGCTTTACAAAAAGAATACGCAAAAGAAAAATATATTTTAGATAAAAAAGAAATTGACGACCAAATTGCATTGGAGGAAGCACAAAGGCTTCAAGACGAAGCTATGGTTGCAGGAACTCAAGCAAGAAACGAACAGGCACGATTAGATAAATTAGCAAAAGATAAAGCAGCAAGGGATGCTGAATTAGCAGGTTATGCAGAACTAGAAAAAGAAAAATTTAATTTAGCAAAGCAAGGGATTGAGGGTGTTCAAGCGTTAAGTGATATGTATTTTTTATTTAGGTCACAAAATGCACAAAAGGGAAGTAAAGAGGAAGCTGAACTAGCAAAGAAAGCGTTTAACGTAAATAAAGCATTACAATTAGCAACTGCAACTATTAACGGAATACAAGCGGTACAAGGTGCGTTTGCAACTGCAACAGCATCACCAATAACAACTGTATTTCCTGCATATCCATTTATTCAAGCTGGCTTAGCAGGCGTACTTAGTGCAGCAAATATAGCAAAGATTGCAGCATCTAAATTTGAAAGTGCAAGTAGTGGTGGCGGTGGCGGTAGTGTTTCAGCACCATCCGCACCATCAATCCCTGCTCCGCCAATATCAACTGCAAGTAATAACACAAATCAATCTACTCTATTCGATGAAAGCGGTCAAAATTTAGGTTTTAAACCTAAGCAACAAATAAACGTGACTGCAACAGTTGGTGTGGATGAAATTGCAAACAAAACAAATAGAGTAAGTGTACTTGAACAACAATCAACATTTTAAAAAAACAAAAAACAAATGGAAAATAAATTACCAATTTACTACGCTACGATTAACGAAGATTTATCAGGCTTAGAATTAAAAGAACAAGGGATTCAGAATATAGCTTTAGTGGATTCACCGGCCATGCTTACCGAGTTTTTAGCATTTAGCGAGCAGAAACCTTATGAGTTTAAATTTGCAATACAGGAAGAGCAAAGAATAATCACAGCACCAGTTATTGTTGCGGACTTACCGATATATCGTAAAGTTGATGACAAAGAATTTTATGTTGTGTATAAAAAAGAAACTAATATGCAAATACTTCAAAAGTATATGTTAGATGGTAACCAACGTAAAGTGAAATTAACGCACGATACAAACGATTTAAGCAAAGGTGTATTTGTATTTGAAGTATTTATTAGCGATGCTAGTCGTGGCATTAAACAGCCTGAAGCGTTTGATTTACCCGATGGAACTATCTTTTGCAGTATGAAAATTAATAACGATGACATTTGGAAAAGAGTAAAAAGCGGTGAAGTTAAAGGTGTGTCGTTAGAGGGTTTCTTTGACTTAGAACAAGAGATTGAATTGGATCAAAATGAAATTGAAGCCATCATTAAAAATATTTTGTAAAAAAGAAATATTTTACTATATTATTATAACGAAACTTAAATTAAATTAAATATGTTATCAAAAGAAACTAAAGATGCTTTAAAATCAGCATTATTAAAATTAGGTATTGAATTGCCTGCAACTAAGGTAGAAACTGAGGTTGTTAAATTAGAAGATGTTGCGTTAATTGATGGCACTATGCTTTCAGTTGATAAAATGGAAGTAGGTGCAATGGCATCTTTTGTTGGTGCAGACGGAATGTCTATGCCTGCTGAAGGTACTTACGAACTTGCTGACGGAACTAAAATTATGTGTGTTGCTGGTTTAATTACTGAAATTATGCCTAAAGAAGCAGAAGTAGAAATTGAAAGTCAAGCTAAGCCATTAGAAGACGAAATGAAAGCTATTTTAAGTCGTTTAGAAGCATTAGAGAAAGTTTACTCTAGTAAGCAAACTACTTTAGAAGCTGAATTAACTGAAACTAAAAAAGGTTTGTCAGTTGCTTTGAGTGCTATTGATGCAATGGATAAAAATTCAGTAGCGTTGAATTTAGAGGCAAACACTAAAAAAGACAAAAACTATAACGAACTAACTCCATTAGAATTATTCAAATTGAGAAAACAAAACAAGTTTGTAGGATAATTAAATAAATAAAAATAACAAATAAATAAAAAAACAAAAAAAACAAAATGGCAATATCTTATTCACAATTGGTAAGCATCAACGGAATAGCCGCTGACCCTATCATCTCGGAAATAATTTTCGAAAACAAAACAATCTCTGAAGGCTTAGTATCTTTTGAAACAGGCATTAAAGCAGGAACTATCTTCACGGAAAATACCAATTCGGTGACACAACAAGCATGGGCAGTTAATCCTTCTGCTTCAGGAACTATCGGAATTAACGATGTATTAATAACTCCTGTTAAAGTTGAGTATTTAGATTCATTCACTCCAAACGACTTACGCACTTCTCGTTTTAATCGTGATATGAAGCCAGGTGCTTGGAACGATGTATCTGATGAATTTGCTAAAATGATTTTAAATGGTGTTGCAAAGTCAATCTCTGCTGATGCTGAAACTAAATTTTGGAATGGTGCTACTTCTGCAACTAAAACAGCTGTTGCTGCTTTAACTGCTGGTACTGCTAATAACCAAGTTGGTGCAATGGAAAAAACATTAGTAGCAGCAATGCCAACTACATTGTTTGATTCAGTTATTACACGTGCTATCTATAATAACGCTGCTGTTGGTGGTCGTATTAAAGTTGTTGGTACAGCTGCAATCACTGCTTCTACAATCGTTGCTCAATACCAATTAGCTTATGCTGGTATCGTTGCTGAAACTTTAAGTGCTGGTGATGAGAAACCTTATATCTACGCTCCACGTTCACACAAACAATTTATCAATATTGCAAACGTTAATTTAACTTACCGTGATGTATTTAGCGTTGACATGGTTGCTGACAAATATTACTACTTAGGTGTAGAAATTAAATTTGTACCAGTTGCTGAGAACGTAATTTTTGTAGCATTACCAAGTAACATCAAATGGTGTACTGACTTAATGGAAGATTTAAACATGGTTGTTATTGATAAATTCCCTCAGCCACGTAAAGATTATTTCTATGATGTAGTGTTTACAATCTTTGCTCACGTAACTAACCAAAGATTTAATACTTTATACGTTTACGCATAAATAAATAAATTAAGGGGTTATTGATTTAACCCCTTTCATTTTTTAACATTATAAAATTATAAAAAAATGCCTTGTCCATTAACTCAAAATTACGTTTTAAAAGACTGCTTAACAACCGCTGGTGTAGAATCGTGGTTAGTTACTCCTTTTGCAAACGTACTAACTACAACGCTTACTGCGAATGTAGTAACTGCAATCACTAAAACGCTTGCATGGAAATCATACGCTCAAGAAACTGAACAATCAATGTGGTCTTATACAGGAGCGGGAACTAACGCAAATGGTACTAAGGCTTATGATTGGTCTGCTACTATTAAGACAAATGGTTTAAATACTTTAGATCAACAAGAATTAGATACTTTATTAAGCAACAAAGTTGTATTAATTGCTAAAATGTATAACGGTGAATATTGGATGTTAGGACGTACTTTCGGTTCGACTGCAATTGATTCAGCATTTGAGTCAGGTACTGCAATGGGTGACTTTCAAGGAAGTACATTGACTATCAAAGGTCGTTCAAACGTGCCTGCTGTTAAAGTTTCTGATACTATTATTGCAGGTTTATTAACTGTATAATAATTAAATTATTTCACATTAAAGAAAGCAATCTTAATCGGTTGCTTTTTTTTATTTTTGTAAAAGTTTAAAAAAATACTATATTATTATAGTGATATTAATTAATAAAAATACAACTAACAAAGTAATTTTAACGCTTAGCGAAAAGACTACTTTAACGAATGCCAAGTATTTATTTGAGGTTACTAATGATATGAGTAATGCAGTAAAATGTTTTATTGCTGCGGATATAAGTGCTAATAAATTACGTTATAATGAATTTGATTTTATAGAGAATGTAACTGAAAATTTATTGAATGGGACTTTCAGTTTAGAGTTAAGCGGTTTCTATAAATACAATGTTTATGAGCAGGCGAGTACAACAAACTTAAATCCATTGTTAGCTTTAAATTTAATAGATAAAGGTAAATTAAATGTGGTTTCTCAAATGAGTATATACCCAGTTTACACAGGCAATCAAAATAACACAATAGTATATGGCGGTTAAATTTCAGTATATTGACAATAAGCACATGATGACCTTTAAGGCTTTGCCTAAATTGGTATTTAGCGAAGATACAAAAGGTTATGTTAAGTATGGTAAGGATAATTTATATCCACAAGAGTTGGTACGCTTATTTAACGAGCATCCTGAACACAGAGCCATTGTTAATCGTAAAGCACGTTATATTTTTGGTAAAGGAATTAAGGCGGTTAATGAAGTTGATACAATTAAAGTGCAAACATTTGTTGACAATTTTAATCGTAAAGAAAGTTTAAATCAATGCGGCAAAAAACTTACTACAAACACTGAATTATTTAACGGAGTTTATGTAGAAGTAATTACCAACTTGCAAGGTCAACCGATTGAATTTTATTTTTTGAATTCTGCTAATTGTAGAATTTCAGAGTGTGAAACTAAATTGTATTTCAGTAAAAATTGGAATAGAAATACACAAAGTAAAGATATAAAGTGCATTCATAAATTCGAGAATAACGGAACTGCCGGCACATTCTTTATTGACTTTAAATATTACACAGCAAGCGCAAGTAAATTAGAAAGCGTTTATCCGACTGCTCAATATCAGTCAATTGTAAATGATATTAATACCGATATTGATATAAGTACTTTTAATAAGAATTATGTTTCAAATGGTTTCAGTATTGGTAAGATTATAAACTTTTTTAACGGACATCCAACGGATGACATGATACATTCAATTGAGCGTTCATTTAAAGGTACTTACACAGGTGAGAATGGGGAAAGTTTAATGATTACACACTCGGATAGGGATGACAAAGCACCTGAAGTAGTGGATGTATCGGTACAAGATTTATCTGAAAAATTTGCATTCACTTCAAAGCGTGCAATGAAAAAGATATTTGCAGGTCACGAAATGGCTCCCGAATTATTTAACATTAAATTTGATGAATCTTTTTTAAGCGGCTCACCCGATTTATTGATTTTACAAGAGTTATTTGTTAAAGGTTATATTGAGCCACGTCAAAGTGATTTATTAGAGTTCCTATCTTATTTATCTTTTTTAAAGACTGGCGAATATTTAGAGATGATGTTTGAGCCAATTAGTTTAATAGGTGCAGATTTATCAAACGATGCAGATTTAACCCAAGACGAACGTAGAAAGTTAAAGGGATATGAGCCATTAGTTGCTATCCCTACCGATATAAACGGACAGCCTTTGCCTATTACTGCAACAATAACAAACGATAATTTAACAGGGCTTAGTGCTGCGGACAATGCCGATATGTACCGAATAGTAAGAGATTACACTAAAGGTAAAATAAACGAACATTTAGCAGTAACTAGATTAACGGCTTATGGTATTGACGAAACGCAAGCAAAGAAAATATTAGGTATTGAAGTTAAAATGTCAAGTGATAACGATCCAATATTAATGGCATTAATGAGTTGTGGACGTATTGAAGATAAATCAACTTATACTATTTTAAAAAGAGAAAAAGTTAATTTTAAAAGTTCGGTTGATGCTTTAAAATACGAAAGGCAAATAATGAAGTTTGCTGATGCTTTAATCATAACCGTACAAGAACTAGACAACGCTGTTTTAAATGCTTTAAAAGGCAATCCTAGCATGTCTATTAGCGAACTAGCAAAGATTACTCAAAGTGATGCTTTAAAAATTGAGCAGTCAATAGCTAGGTTAATTGATAAAGAATTATTAACGGATTCGGTTAGTGGTTTTAAACCAACTGAAAAAGCATTAGAAAAAAAAACTGAACCAATAGAAAGTGACGAAATTTATACAGTTTATAAATACGAAATTAATGAAGATAAGCCAAAATTAGATAAAAATGGTAGACCTATTAAATCTCGTACTTTTTGTGTTAAGATGTTAGCTAAAAAACATGAATATGATTTTGAAGAGTTAGATAGAATGACAAACGATTTAGGAACTAATGTTTGGGATTATCGTGGTGGATATTATACTAATTCAAACACAGGAATAACTGATCCCGACTGCAGACATTTATGGATGGCAGAAACTCGATTAAGAAAAAAGAAAAAATAACATGGCAGATGTTTTATTCATACAAGAGGACTACTTTAAGAAACTCGCGGGAGTTGACGGTAACGTAGATTGGAAAAAATTAGAAAGCACTATCATAATGGTGCAAGATATTTATATTCAAAAAATATTAGGCACTCAATTATATAACGATTTAAAAACTAAAATAATTGCTAACCCTACTTTATCAACTTACCCAAATGAGAAAGCACTAATCAACGATTATATTGCAAAGGCGTTATGCTGGTATGTAAAAATGGAAGCATCACCAGACTTTAAATTTGCGTATCAAAATAAAGGTATTCAAGTTAAATCAAGTGACAATTCAAGTTCAGCAGATATTAGTGATGTAAAGTTTTTAATGGATAAATGGCGCATTCATGCAGAAAGATACGCTCAATTAGTTACTGATTATTTAATTGAAAATACAAC